ACTATTAAAACGAATGGCAAAATTATATAAATCAGGTGCTACAATACCTAGATCAATGTTTAAAGCGAGAGTAAGATAATGGCAAGACGACGACCTCTATCAGCAAGTGTTTTAACTACATTAAGAAATAAAGCAAAGAAAAGAAAAAATATTACATTAGGTCAATTAAGAAAAGTTTATAGACGAGGTCAAGGTGCATGGCTATCAGGTGGATCAAGACCAAGAATACCTATGTCAGCTTGGGCAATGGCAAGAGTTAACAGTTTCTTGCGAGGAAGTAGAAAACATGATACTGATCTACGAAGAAAGCGAAGAAAGTAATAATGAAAACTAGCAAAGAAAAATTTGTAGAACTTGATGGTAAAATTAAATTAGTAAATCAAAAATTGGATTTAGTAATTAAAAACCATCTTCACCATATGAAACAAGATATTGACCGAATCTTGTATGGACTAGGTGTTGTCGGACTTCTAGTTTTAGGTCAACTCCTTTACATTCTCACCAATTAGTTGTAAAAGCGTTATATGCGCTATAACCGAATTTTAGTCATCAGCGATATGCACTTGCCCTATCAACATAAAGATAGCATATTATTTCTTAAAGAAATTAAAAAAGAATTTAAACCTGACTTCGTTGTAAACATTGGCGACTTATTAGACTTCCATGCTATTAGCATGCACTCACACGATCCCGATTTATATTCAGCTGGTATGGAACTAGATAAAGCAAAAGAATATATAAAAGAACTAGAATCTATATATCCTGAAGTTACAGAAGTAGATTCAAATCATTCTAGTTTAGTTTATAGAAGAGCATTAAAATATGGAATGTCAAAACAATTTCTAAAACCTTATGGAGATTTTTTAGGTACTAGAAAATGGAAATGGATTGATGATTTAACTCTTACAATGTCTAATGGTCAAAGATGTTTTTTTACACATGGAAGAAGTGCAGATGTTCTTAAAGTTTCTCAAACTATGGGTATGTCAGCAGTTCAAGGACATTATCATACAAAATTTTTAATAAGCTATTGGGCAAATCCTGATAATCTATTTTTTGCAATGAATGTAGGTTGTTTAATTAATCAGAAGTCAATGGCTTTCAACTATGCCAAGAATTTTAAAACAAGATTTATTTTAGGTTGTGGAATTATAATAGATGGTATACCAAAGCTATTACCTATGGTCTTGAATAATAAAGGAGATTGGATTAATAAGATAGTATGAGCAAGTCTAATAAGCTTAAAAACACCCTTTTAAAGAGCCATACAGCCCCTTTAAACAGCGATTCTGCATTTTCTGAACAAGTTGCTGGTAATCACTATAAGAAGCTAAAAATTCAACCTTTGGACTATTCTATGGCTAATGATTTCAATGCTTGTCAAACCCATGCTTTAAAATATATAACTAGATATAATCTGAAATGGAAAGATAAGAAAGATCAGATTAAAGATTTAGAAAAAGCAAAACATGTTATTGATATGTTAATAGAAAAAATTCAGGAGAAGTAATTATGTGGTTGAATTTATTATCGTTAGGTATAAAGACAGGAGCAAAGCTCTATCAAAATAAACAGAGAACAAAAGAATTAATGTCTGATGCTCAAATGCACCATGCAGAGCAGATGGCGAAAGGCGAGATTGAATATAAAGCAAAAGTTATTGAAAGTAATGACAATGGATTTAAAGATGAGTTTGTCCTTATTCTCGTATCTATTCCTATTCTTTTATTGGGTTGGTCTGTTTTTTCTGACGATCCTACGATTCGTGATAGGATAGATTTATTTTTTGAGTATTTTAAGAATCTTCCATATTGGTATCAAGCAATTTTTATTGGCGTAGTTTCAGCAATTTATGGACTTAAAGGTGCTGACATCATGCGTAAGAAGTAGTAATCAATTTTAAATAATGCTATATCTATCTTATGATAGATGCAGTAATTACAGATTTAGAATTAGAGATAGAACAACCTCATTCGATCTATGGACATTTTGTATCTTTTACTTTTATAGATACAACGCCATCATTTCCTAAAGTTAATGATATGCTTAAACAAGTCATTGAAAGAGATGATGTCAGTTTAGTAAATTATAATTGGACTACTAGACCAATAACTAAAGATACAGATTTGTCTTATTATGAAATAGTAAAACATTAAGGGCGATTTCTCGCCCCTAATTAGATTAGTTTCTAGTTAACTTATCTGTTGCTAATTGATTAATGGATTCTTGTTTTAGATTCTCACAATAAGAATGTCCATTTTTTGCTTCAATCTTTTTAAGAAGATAATACGCTTTTCTTTTTCTATATTCAGCTCTTACCTTAATATATCTTTCATCTGACCGAACTTTCAATTTAGCTTGACTCACAGATAATTTTTCATTTTCTATTTTTTCATTATGTAGAAAATCAAAGAGTTCATCAACTTGATCTTTTACTTCATCATATTCTCTTTCTGCTTTTGCAAAATTTTTATCTAATGTATTAAGATAAACAAGAATCATTTCTGAATTAAAGACTTTAGGTCTTAACTCTATGTATTTATCTAATGAATCATCACTCATTAATCGCCTAATTGATTTTCAAGTTCTTCAGGATCAAAATCAGTAGCTGGTCTTTGTGACCATTCCTGTTCTGATTGAGGAAGTTGATCGTCCATATCATTATTTTGTTGATAGGATTGTTTAGGTTGATTGAAAGATGGATTCTGCTTTCGCTTATCATAATAAGGAAATAGCTTCCAACCTTTAGTTCTGTTATCAAAAAAACCTTTCAAAACTAAATTTTGATTGTTTAAGATAACCTTTAAGATAACACCATCTTTTTTAGTTGATGTTATTTCTGCTGTTCCACCATTACTATCAGAACTATTATTATTATTATAACTTCGTTTCTGATATTGGTTATTGTACTGTGTCTTATATTGTGACATCAGATTCTCCTATTGTTAGTATTCAATACTTTGCATTTGTTCCATTAAATATTTTGCTCCAATGAAAGCACTGAACAGTTTTTTATTTAAAGGAATTTCCTTAATCTCTATTTCACTATCTTTTTTAGGTAATCTCACTATAAAAGATTTAGAAATTTTAGATTTAGTTTCTTCCTCATATGCGAATCTATAAGCATTTAACTGCAAATAATAGTCAAATGTTATATGATTACTTGTTTTAATATCAATCAAAACAAGATTTCCTTTCTTGTCTTTTACAACAAGATCAAGAGTCCCAGCGTAGTTATATTTCTTACAATAGATTTTTTTCTCTATTTCTACTACCTCGAACTTTTGTTTATTCCACCAATCTAAAAATAGATTCCAACAATTTACTACTGCTGGATCAGATTGTTTAGGAATTGGCTTTTCTTTTAGATAGTCCTCAACTAATCCATGAACAACACTACCTACTAAAGCACCCTCATCTTTAAAAGTATCAGGTTTCTTTTTAGCAGTAGCAAATATTCTTTCTAGTTTTGCTCTATCTAATTCTTCTCCCATATCTAATTTTTCATTAATTAATCTTTTAACCTCATTTAAAGGTGTAGCGACTAACCAATTAATTAGTTGGGGTTTAGGTACTCCTCTTTGACAAATTCCTGTCACAGATTCAACCTTTTCATCATTAACATAATACATATGCTTATCGTCATTATAGCTTAATATTATATTATTTTTTAGTGGGTACTTTTTCCACATTTTTCCTCCTAGTTAAGTATAGAGTGTCCTCTATTTTTTAAGCATTGTCTATATAAATGTTCGTGTTTTGTATCAGCTGTTGGCGATTCAATCCAAAAAACAATATTACCTATAAAAGATGTATTGTTATCTGCTAATGTTTTACAATGTTGCAAATCATTAGTTATTTCATCTGATTTAGATTTATCAAAAGTACCACTTCGACCAGCTGTATCAACGATAGGTTTATA